AAGCTTCTACTTCATGCCGAACTAATGTTTATCTGGCCCTTACAGGCAACCTACCTCAATACAGACCGAGGCAAGTTACTCTGGGGAAATGAGATGAATCGCGCAGGATGGAGGAAACTCTTTCAACAGACTCACAAGTATGGACCACCAACAACATTCGTAGGAGTAGACTGGAGCCAGTTCGACAAACGGCTACTACACCAACTCATTCGCATTGTTCATACTATATGGCGATCCTACTTTGATTTCTCTCGATACGAAAGAACCTCAGAATATCCACACATGCAATATGACAACACTCAGAAGATCACCAACCTCTGGGAATGGATGTGCAACGCTATCACCGATACTCCAATCGAACTACCCAATGGGCAAGTTTGGAAATGGAATTGGAATGGCTTCGGATCAGGCTTTCAGCAAACTCAGCTAATGGACAGTTTCGCAAATGCAATCATGATTTACACTTGCTTACTGGCACTAGGAGTTAACGTCCACAGCAAAACGTTTTGGGCACGCTTTCAAGGCGACGATTCAATTATCGCTTTTTTTGAACGCATGTTTCAAATCTATGGACCGGACTTCCTCAATCAGCTCGAGGCCGCCGCGAAATTCTACTTCAACGCAAAACTGAACGTCAAAAAGTCGATGATTCAGGACAAGCTATCAGGCATGTTCGTCCTCGGTTACTTCAACCAGGGAGGAATACCTTTTAGAACAGATGAAGACCTACTACGTCATCTTTTCTTTCCCGAACGACCCCAAGACTTAGGCAGGCTAGCAGCATCAGCTGTCGGCTTAGCTTCAGCGTCACTTGGATGCTCACCACGATTCTACGCTCTATGTCACATGATATTTAACAAACTTGTGCATGAACGTCAAGTTAAAATCAAGTGGAAAGCACTTCAATGGATGATTCGCTCTCGCATGTATGAGACTCTCGATCAGATGAAGACGACAGAGTTTCCATCATTAACCTCACTTCAAGAAAGAGGGTACGCGATGACCGACCGTACAGAAGAAGAAAACCAGCGCCAATGGCCAACACAGCCAGGACCACGCGGTAACTTTTATTTTCTCGATTCACTATCAGTTTGAGATTTTTTCTGCACTTTGTATTTTATTTT